TGGCCTTAAAATACGAAGTTCCAAACCGGGGAAGGACAAACATCCCTCATCAAATGGTACAAGCGTTTCGGAAGCAGATATTATGATCGGGTTTATACACACAAAAGTTTCTGTTGAATCCCCCATAACAAAAACTCGTGTATTCTTACCAACCTGAGGAGCAGCCAACCCAATACCACCAGACAATGCCATACACGCAAGTAGCTCATTGCCAAACAGTTTAAGCTCATCCGTCTTAAACTGTTTATCTTCCACTACAAGACTTAGTGTAGTGAGAGATTCGCTGCCAATTTTGTGTATCTTAAATGGCATCTTCTCTCCTTGGTATACCATCGGCCCACACTTTGCCCTTCTTTCGTATAGCGTGATGCAAGAGTATACACAGTTGTGCCGGAGACTTATTAGGATACGTCCTAGCTAAACCATCAACCAAGCAGGTAATTACATCAGCGGCTTCATAGAATGCGGCATCCGGTTCTTTTTCTTTATGAGGCATTTTCCCACGCTCAATCTGAATAGCTTCTGTGTATTCTCCAGATTCTTCTGCCAATTTAGCTAAAACATCTGATATACTCCAGTCATCGGCTTCTGCATCAGGCTGGGTTTTACGAGATATTATAAACGTATCATAAAGTGGATCATTATCAAATTCCATATGTGCTCCAATTAATAGGGAGAGTATAAACTATATAACATACCTTGACAAGCACGAACTTAATAAATATAATAGGACACAATGAATCGGAGAATAATAATAATGAAAGTTTCTGATATCTGCCATGATGTGCAAGATGTTTTAATGGAGGGTGGGGTAAGATTTAATGACCTATCATCCAAGCACATCGGAGCCATTAAAGCAATCGGGGATGGACGCTTAGATTTCGATAATGCCACAGACAGAATGATGAACATAGTATACGAACTAGAAGCATATGGGCTGATTGATAGTGCTATGAACTAACAGACTCCGGCAGACAAGCGATAGAAGTAACCCACACCCTTGGCGGCAGTAGAGATAGACGAAGGGCAGCAAACATTAACAACCCCATAGACGTGGATCTGGATGATATGGACATGAATCCTGATGATGTTTACGATGATGACTATGGTGGAAACTTTGAATTAGGTGATGATGACTCGGTTATGCAAATGAACAGAACCGGGACCATGAATCCTCACGTATAAAAAAGGGGCTTTCGCCCCCTTTTCCTTTTGAATACCTTTATGGTAATATGCTTGCAAACATCTTCAAGATTTCTTTCTTGAGGTATGCCTGTGCTTTAGGGTCATTCTGTACAGCTTCAGCCAACGATAAAATACGTCGCCCTTTAGCTTCCTGTTGTAACGACTCGTAGATAGGATCTGGCATAGCTCCTTCGGCAGACGGTGTAATAACCAAGTCACAAGTGACAAAGTTGTATCCATTAACTCCACCACCATCATCAACATCACCAGTTCCACGGCTTGATACACCATATCTAGCTCCACTTTCTGCTAGAGTCTGAGCAATCTGCCCCATCGGTGTGTCAAGGAGTTCCGCTTTACCTATGGCATTGGAACCATCCATATACAGTTCTTTAATAACATGAGAAATTCTGTCCATGTTAATAGTCAACGTCTGTGGATGATCAAGCTCACCAAAAATACCGCCATGCGTTTTGATATTATTAGCAGCAGAACTAACCACGTTGCTAATTTCAGAAAGGGGATAGTTTCTCCCGTTCCTGTTCTTAACATCCGCTTGCATAAAAATACCCTTCAGGTAAAACTTCTTCTTACCATCTTTACCCTTAACCCCCTCGGTAATAATATTACCTTCGTTGGGCTGTAACGTTTCGATTAATAGATTGGTGCTCATATCATACTCCGTTACTTATCGTCGTGCTTGCCCTTTGTAGTAGCGGAACCACCAGTTTTGTGATCACCCTTCTTATGGGACTTGCGAACGTCGTGCTTATCATAGCCGCCATCTGTTTCAATGTCGGATGCTCCACCCGGATGTGCTGCGTCTGATCCACCCTTGATTGGGTCTTTATGATCTGGACGTGGGTCTTTCTGGTCGTAGTAACCAGTCTTATGACGAGCGTCTACCATACCATCACCCGGATGTGCTGCGTCGGTGCTCATATCAACATCAGAGCCTCCGTCATAGCCACCTTCCTTTCCATCAGGCTGCTTGGTCTTCTTGGAATCGGCCATACGCTTGGTTCGTTTACCAGCGGCAGTTTTCTGCTTAGTAACAGCCGGGGCCACGTCTGCCATGCCTTCCGACACGTCATCTTCATTGATGGCATCTTCTTTAACTGCATACTTCTCAGCTAGATGACCATACAACTCTTCCAAGGAAGCAAACTCTGCTTTCTCTCCATCGGCAGCTTCAAACTGAATAGAAGTGTTTGGGTCTTCTACGTCGTGTGAAAAGGTACCAACTTTCTTTCCGGCAACTAATACATCGTCACCATCAAGTTTAATGTTGCTTTCGCCGCCTTCCAAAGTAATTTTGGTCTTGGCAGTGATGTAAGATTTCATGGATACCTTTTCTGCTTCCGGGTCGTTGTTGGCAACGGCGTCAACAAAAGCTTCAAGGGATTCATATAATGCTGTTTTTGTGTTCATTTGTAATATCCTGTGTTTAATCGCCAGCTATTGAAAGTTCCATCCACTGACGAAATCTACGAGGGTTGTAATCCTCTTTGTCAGCGTGGGGTAACTTCTTAGCCCGCCTTTTAGTTTTGACCTTCTCGCCATCACTGGCGAAATCATCGTCTTCTTCTTTTGCTAACTCGTGATCCTTATCCTTTTTATCATCATTATCATGATGATCAATGACTTCGGAAAACGAATTAAAGTACTTGTAATATTCTCCCAAGTACTCTTTAAATGACTGTTTAGACATATTTATCCAATCCCCCTTTGTTTTTGGAAAAAATTCCCAGCATGAGAGGGTTTAACTTCAATCTCGTAGGCGTCACCGTCTACGGTCCTAAACAACGCAACCGTCCCATTTCTGGTAGATTGGAGGTCTACGATCTTTTCTACTATACTGGATGACTTCGCAAAGTCACTCAATAATTCTAATGTTCTTGTGGACTTCATCTGCTGCGGCTTACCGCGTACCTTATCTTCAGGAACTAGGGAAGTTAATCTCATGCCCCACCTCCGGCTCCACCGCCACCGGCTCCACCACCCGCAGCTCCACCACCGCCACCGTCACCGCCACCCGCAGGGGCACCTCCAGAGGGGGCAGCACCAGCATCTCCATTACCAGCATCTCCATCACCGGTATCCACGCTGGTCTTCATTCCATTACCACCGTACATATCTTTCTTTTTAGTACGTGGTAACTTACTAACACTGTTCACGTTATCCGTGTACGCATTCGGTAGCTTGCCACCACTCAATGTGGTGTCATCCCCGGATGATACTATGTTAGTAATTTCGCGTAATTTCATTAGCTTCCCATTCGTAATCTGGCAGCATGGTTCTGAGTTTTTTGAGCAAACACAGATTTAAACCATTCCCCATCAAATTTATCACCCAATATTTCCATAGCCATATTTTTTGCAGCAGAGTATGGCCTTCCGCTCGTATCTCCAGCAAGAGCCTTGTCAATAATCCTCCCCATAATATTCTCTGGGGATTCAAGCACAATGTCTTTAAGTTTCATTATAACTCATCTTCTTCTGGATCACGAACGTCCATCCATGGGCCTTCTTCTTCATCATCAGGTTCAAATTCTCCGGGTTCCCTTCGGCCACGATCCATCATATCCGTCTCATCTCCCATTTCATCATCATACCTACGAGACATTTCAGGATCAGTATGGGGCTTTGCTTTCATTTCCAAATCAGCAATTGCGGCCCTAATATTCTTAGCAGCTTTAGAATTTCTACCACCATTATCGGTGATATCCCTCAAGCTACGTGTTAAGTTGTTAATATCCTGTTGTATGGATTCAGCATCTTGAAATTCAGGATCGTCTTTGGAATCATATCCATAATCCTGTCGAGCCATCCCCATGCTATCACTTGGATCGTCGTCGCCGTAATATTCTTCTCCAGCTTCTGGTAACCTGTCACGTCCACGCACACCACGCTCGGCACGAGCATTGACCTGTTGGCCTCTCTTACCATTCATGGCGTTTCGTCGCTGACGCATTGGGTTCATTCTTTCCCGTAAATCTTCGCCAGCAGTAATCCTAGCTGTCTTAGCAGCCATTACTTCAGAGGCAGCAGCTTGGGCTTCTTCGTGGTCACCTCGTGAAAGGGCCATTACCATATCTCTAATTCTGTCTGTCTCTTCGCCCATCATACTACTCCGTGTCTGCTTCGGCCTTTTTCTCATCATCTACAACATCTGATTCTTCTACTGAAGTATCCTCGGTTGTAAGTCGTGCAGTCTTAGCGGCCATTACTTCAGTAGCGGCAGTTTGTGCTGCTTCATGGTCACCTCGTGAAAGGGCCATTACCATATCTCTAATTGTGTCTTTATCACTCATAATATTATTTCCTGTTTACGTATGGAATCTAGCTACATAGTCTGTTTTAAACAAAAAATCCACAGCCTCTGCCAATGCTAGATTTGTCTTGGGGTGCTCCCCAAGGCCGATGCGTTCATCAATAAACGCTTGTTTTTCATAAAATACTGCTTCGTCCATTACTCTTCACCACTATGGTACAATTTCACAAACTCTGAACCATATACGTTATCCATCATCTTAGCTAAAGGAAGACTTGTCTTTGCTTTCTCTCCAGCCTTTTTACGCTTATCAATCAATCCCAATAAACGTGTAATCGTATTCTGTCTGTTCCCATCCTTACGGCGTTGTGAGCTGTTTCTCGGATCATGTATCTCACTCAGCTTCATTTTTAATAGCCTTCAACAACGTGTGGTGTCCTCTCTCAAGACCCTCAACTACTGACTGACGAACTTCCGGGGTAACAAACTCTTCCCAGAGCCGTTCTTCTTTAATAATCTTACCAGCATATGATTTGGCACCATCAGAAACAATTCGTGACCATGCCTGTTCAGCTAGAGGGGTATCATACTCGCCTTTCTTCCAATGCTTTACTAAAGTATTCCTTAGATCAGTCATTTGAGTATGCAATTCCACATTATCTTCCATGAAGATAACCAGATCATCTATCATGGAATCACCAGCACCACTCTCATTCAAGGATTTTAGTGTGATAGAGCCATGTAAAAAATTACGAAAAGAAGCATCAACACCTCTTTCGGTGTTCCCTGTGATGATCTCGTTTAATAATGACTGTCTCATTTTGCCTCTGTAAAATGCTGTACTTTTAATTATTTATGGCAACTGGGCTTTTTACAGGCAAAAATTACGTGGTCTCGGGTGCAGTAGTCTCAGACGGTGAATCTAATGTAGTATCATCCCCGGCATCCATACCTTCTTTATCACCTTCTTCACCACCTTCCAAGTCGTCTAGCTCGTCCCCTCCCTCTTCAGGGGGAGCACCACCACCGCCACCACCACCTGTTCCACCATCAAATCCGCCAGCCTCGGCGTCTTCTGGTTGATAGATCATTGGTAGGTCACGGTCATCGCCTGTTCCCTGTAGCCCTTTCTCTACACGGATCATATCCTCGTTACGCTTAATTTCATCCTTAGACCATCCACCGTATCGCTCTAGTGCAGTACGTTTTGCAATGTACGGAACACCATCAGCAGTAGTGAAGTTACCAAGAAGATCAGCATCCATAGCCTGTTGGCGAGATGCTTGATAGTCGGAGGGTTCAGGCAAGGTGATTCTGTAGACAGTAGAATCTACGTGAATGTCGGATTCGTATATCCAACGTTTGAATTCTGCATCCAATACATCTTCCACATACCGTTGTAGGCGTTGGATATATTGACTAAATTTAATCTCTTGAATGTATGCAATACCAACACGAGCCTCATTCTCTACTTCTTGGCCGCCCTCTGTTGATGTGCCAAGGTAAGATGATGGGATACGCAATGCACGCCACATCTTACGGTAGAAGTAATCTAGCTCTGTCAATTCACCAAGACCTTGACCACCCGGTAAAGTCTCTACTTTGGAACCATTGCCGTTTGGCCGTTGTGCAAAATAGAAGTCCTCGTTCATGCTCTGTGGGTTGAAGACAGATTCAACCTGCCACTTACCACCATAACGAGTAGGTACTTTCTTCTGCTTGATCTGGTTCCTGAATCTTTCTAATACACCCGGCACTAGATGATCTGGCCTGTTGCCTACATCTATGTAAAACACTCTTTTTTCCGGGGCTCTTGAAATCCTGTAAATTAGGATAGAATCTTCCAATAGCTCTTTCTGTTTGAATACCCGATATGCTGGACGCAAAACAGATATACCAAATGGTGCTTCATCAGAAGTATCATCCAGAATACTGAAACGTATAACCTTATCCTTATCCATTGACTGAACATTGTGGTCTGCTAAGTCACCGTGAGTTTGGAATGCCACGCTGGATTGCCAATACTGATTAGGCTTTTTGTACTCTTGTTGTACGTACCATCCACGGATATCAGTGATGTCGTCTTCACTTACAATTGCACCAACAACATGCTTCGGATGAATGTACTTGTAACGCTTGTTCTTGTTCTTGTTTCGTTCGAAGAAACAGTCACCATACTTGATCATATTCCTCGCTAAGTAGAACAACCGGCCACCCTGCCAACTATGGATTTTGGTCCATGTCTTAAGGGCTGCACGCAATGTTGCGAAGACGTGACCGGGTATATTTTCCTCTGACCCGGCCTCAATCATAATGTTGAGAGGCATACGACTTTTGGGATTGTTACCTGTCATCTCCTCGGCCATAATATCAAGGGCACGAGCAACGTCAATGTCATTATCCATGACATCAAATTCTCGGTAACGCACTAATCTGGTAGTTGACCCCTGTACAATCCTCTGGTACCAACCATGGTTACCATATAATCCACGACTTCCAGAGATATCTTGGTTGTCTTGTACCGCTACGTTCGGTGACTTTGGGTCAACAATCTTGAAATATGTCTGTATGCTATTACTGGTCACGAGCGAATCCTGTATGTTCTTTGGTATATTTATACTGAGCGGGCACAACTGATCCTTGTTTGTGGATTAATCACACCAAAGTGTCTCCGCGCTTCAAAATCAGGCTCTGAAAAAAAGATCTCCCACCCGCAATCTGGCCAAACATATTGACTACTCGGTGCATATGGTAGTACCCATCATAGTAAAATTTATGTGGGACACCTACGTTCTCTGCCCCCACACCTTCTATAGGACCAGCCTCTACCATACTCCTTTCAAATATTCTAAGTTTTACGTACATGGGATCAACTTCAGGCTTCGGGTAATAGTTAACAACCCCGGCATCATCATTAACAACATCCGATGGGTTTCGGTTTACATCAGACAATAAGTTTGGGTTTCCAATTATCACCAATTCGTACATCGTTGTCTGCTTATCGTAAGTGTGTCTACCTACTAGGTTAAACAAGTCACCAGCACGCTGGGCACTTTCCAACCCATTAATGGTGTATGGGGCAACTAATGTACGACCCCCACTATAAAGAGTTTGGAAAAACGGCACATCTACATCTCTTTCTGCTGTAGCTTGTTCCCTATCACCATAAACAATCCCTGTTCCCTCCCGTTCTTCTTGTTGCTCCATCATAGTTTCATGGGTGTCATAGTT